CAAGCTGCAATTCTAACGCGCCGCCTATACGGTTGTTGTATCTTGCAATATTGGAAGCTCTTAATTCTTGTACTATTTCGTTTAAATTCATATACCTAACTTTTTAAATCCATCTTCTAATCTTGGAACAATATTTTTAAATTCAGGTTCAACAAAAGGACGATTACTTTTATTTTTATCTTCCAATCGTTCTGCGTACTTATTGTCGTGTGCTCCAAACTGAGTAATGTCGCCCTCATCCATTACAATAATATCACCAGCCAGTTCGCCAGTGTCAATTGCAGGTGCGTTACCCGGTAAACTTGGGTGATGTATTACGTTACCACGCTTAGAAGCCTTCGAAGATTTAGGCGTCTCTCTCATGGCTCTTAATATATTATTACGTGAAAGATTAGATTCTCTTTTAATAACTGCCTTTACACCATCATACAGGTTTTGAGACAATTCTTTTAAATAAAGTAATGCTTTCTTATGCCCTGTGACCGGTTCCAACTTCTTCAAGCTCCTTTGATCTAATTTTTACAAATTCATCGTTTTCTTCATCGTTATTAGTAGATAATATCTTAAACCTGCGGCCTTTGCTAGTGCCTTTCTTTAAGTAAATAAAATAATCTGACTTTATAGTATTAAGGTCTGCAAATGCTTTATAGTTAGAATCAAATGCAGCTGTGTATTCAGAACCCAACAACCTGACGGAATCTTTTCTAACCATAAATTCATGAGTACCAGCATCTTCAACGTTTTGGCCTCTAATAAAAGCTGTATTCTGAACGTGCCTAACATTAGCCCATATCCATTTTAAGCCAGTATAAGAACTGGTAAATCCGCTGTTATTAACAAACGGATCAAGACTGGCTTTTTGAATAGATATTCTACTTTTCAGTTTAGGTGCTAAAAACATTACAGCATTACCGCCCTATATCTACTTAACATTTCAACTGCCTCTGGTGGCGGGTCTTTAGTAAAAGCTCTATTCTCATAAATAGAAGTAGCCCATAACATAATACATTGGCGTATAGATTCAGGTACGTCAGAAGCTGCCTGGCCATAGCCAGCTGTATAAACTATTTTATACCCGGCGTGGTATCTATCAGAGTTATATGGAGGCGTGGCGTTTTGCTTAATTATTATTCTTCCAAAGTCTTCTGATGTGTCGATATAGTAATTATCGCTTGAATAAGTTGTTTCAGTACCTGATTCATCAAGTAAAGATATAGATGTAACTGACAATAATGGCGGTCTAGGTAATTCAAGACTTGAGCTATGCCATTCATCAAGATATAAAGTTATTGTTTGTGTTATAAGTGCTTTACGGAGATATATTTCTGTAGCTTCTCTAGCTGCTTTGATAAAGTTATCTAATATAGTGTCTTCATCGTCATGGTCAATACGTGCAAACAGCTTGAGCTCTGGCACTGTGACAGGTTCTACACTCGGGGCAGTTGTTACTTTCCATCGTGCATTACCATATATCAGAGGCTCTTTGCTGCTTTCACGTTCAATAATCATTGATTATTCTCCAGAATCTCCAATGTCTTCTGATCCAGACTTTATAGATTCTGCTTTGTTTTTAGTTTCCTTTTTCAAGTCTACTTTCTTATTGTCATAATCCAAGTTTTTAGTTTCTGGAATAACAGCTTTACTTTCTCTACTAGGTTCATTGTTAGATTCACTAGCTTTCTTGGCAAGCTTACCAGAAATAAAAATATTCGCAAGACTTTCTGGAATATCATATATCCTACCTTCAACGTATCTTATTACGTTAATTCCATCTGATGCCCCGTTAGCTGTTTTCAACATTTCTACCTTCATTATGCGTCCGCCTGTAATGTTACTGCACCGGCTGCTTCAACAATTGACCATTGTCCGTCTGTAGAACATATCATTTTAAGATATGGGTCATCAGACTTGATCAATATTGAGCTTAGCCTTGAGCCTAAATGATTGTAAATAGACGCTGAATTAATACCGGTTTGAAGTATTACTATACTCGCACCTGATATAAACCCGTAACCATCTATTACAAGCATATTGCCTTCGCTGGCATCATGAATATCACAGCTACCAACAGATACAGCGGCAGTTGCATTAAACACATGATAGCCATAAGCAGGTGAAATTGTCGGAGGGCCCGAAATAGCCGTTCCTGATAAAAGGCTGACGTTAGAAATACCTGTTACAGTCTTTGTTCTTTCAGACCGTGACCAGTTCCTTAAAAATACACCAGTTCTATCAGTATCGTAAAATTTAAAGTTACCATCTTCCCGAACATAAATAGTGCCGGCACCTTGTTCGATGCCGACCTTCGGTTGATAGCTGCTACCTGTTTCAGCCATTCATAAACTCCTTATCTGTTAACAGAATTAACAGGCCAATCTCCAGGTAAGCCTCTCATGGCTTCAACTGCAAGAACAATTGCAGAAACATCTCCGGCTGTAGATTGAGACAGGTTCAAACGAACCCAACGCTTATTTCCAATATATCCAGCAAGGAACACAGTTGAAAATAGGTCACTATCGGAACCGTTAGAAATACCAAAGTGAATCGGAATTCCGTCTGCTGATCCTGTTGAAACTGTCTGGCTAAATCCAGTAACACCAGAAAGTTGACCCTTCATAGTGTTATCAAATAGCATCTGAGAATTAGCTACCGTTCCCCATCCAATAGACCCGTCAGCGTCAGAGTCGCCGTGCTGCATTCTCATAAACCATGCTGATGTAGTAGAAGTCTGTGAAAAGTCATCTACATGGACAAGAAAAGTACAAGCCTCGTATCCTTGGATATCTACACTTGCACCTGTTACAGCGGCTGTCTTTGAACCCGGAGGGATTACTTGGAAGAAGTTAAAATTTGAATAATTTTCTCTTATCATTTAAGTACTCCTTATACTGATACAACGCCTAATTTAATCGCGCTGAAATTAGTAACATCACCACCAACACGCTTACGAGTATAAAACTCAACAAACGGTTTAGCTGTATATGGGTCACGCTGTACAGTTATGCCCATTCTATCAACGATCTGATAAGCATCTTGCCATGAAGCAAGGGCCACAGATAACGCACCGGCTGCCACAGTAGGCATAGAGGTTGACATACGAACTGGAAGACCTAACAGAGTTGATCTGTTATTGTCACGAAGGCCCGGACTCCATAGGTATTCACCATTACCGTCTTTAAGCTTCATGATGTCACGAAGGGTTGTACGATTTACAAGCCATGACGCTCTGTCTAGGTATTGCTCAATTAGAGAATATCTTAAGTCCATAAGACCATCGGCTGTAATTGCAGCTGCTGCACCTAAAGCGACTCTTTCAACTGTTCCAAAAGTAGTACCGTTTGCATAAGTCAAGAAACCTCTTGGCTTACCAACACCGTTACCACTAACAAAAGCAGCGGCCTCAGTACGGCCAAACTTTTCGGCAATTTTCATACCTAACCAGCTTTCAATGTTAACTGCTGAGTCATCAAGCAAGGTTTGAGTTGCTCTTGGCTTTGCAGAAAGAACATGAACAGGAATTCTTTTCTTGTTGAAAGTAGGTGTATCAGTTTCACTTGAATTTTCAGTTTCACCTTCCCATCCTACGCTTGGCTCGTCATAATCGGCGAAAATTTCAAGGGCGTCTGTAGAAATAGTCTGAACGCTTGCAAGTGATCTGATAGGATCGATTTCGAACAATCTTTTAATCATTTGTGCAGCGATTGCAGGTGTTACAGTATAACCACCGTCTGCATCTGAACCTACTTGAAGAGCTTTCAGTGAATCAGGGCTCATGAACTTTTCTTCTTTAGTTCTCATGTAAGATTCAAAAGATTTCTGATATGCAAGTAGAGAATCTTCATTTACATCAACGGCTTTTTTACCGTGGATAGCTGCAAGAGATGCGTTGAAAGACTTGATGTCTTCTGCCACTTGTTTCTTGTCTTCTGATGTCAATGGTGAACGCTTCATAGCTACTTCTAGCTGGTTCATTCTTTCCTGAACATCTTTATCTTTCTGATCAATAAGCTTATCAAGTTCCTCTTGTCTAACAGTAATGTCAGTAGCGAACTTGCTTAGCTTTTCCTGTGATAGATAGTCATTACTTTTAGACTCTACCTCTGCCTTGAATTCTTCAAATGATTTTTTGAGCTGTTCGTGGCCTTCTTTAATACTGCCTGTCTTTTTGATTTCTTCTTTAACTTCTTCGACAAGCTTTTTTTCTTCTGGTGTCATTATTACTCCTTATTATTTACAGATTTGAGTTCTTCCAGTATATTAGCCAACACATCGCTTTTTTCTTCTCGAAACTTAGACTTGCATAGACTAACAAGGTACTTGGCAGACTTTGAAGATAAATTTGCATCCCGCAAAACATGTTCAAATTCTCGTTCTGTATTGCAATTTTCCAATTTTTTAACCAATGATACATTCGCTGATATATTAGCAGGAAATGTAACAAGTGATATTTCCCAAAGATTGACTTTCTTTATGTAACGAATATGATTCTGCTCTTCGTCAACTTCATAATAGTAGTCATCTTTATGTTTAAAATTATAACCGATTGATAAGCCTTTAATGGCTCCCATTTTCAGAAGCTTATATTTGTCCTCTGAAAATCCAACATCCATGGCGAATTGACCTTCGACAAACAGACCTTTAGAATCTTCATAGATTTTAGTCCATACGCCTAAAACGTCCTCGGGTTCATGCTGCCACAAAAAGGCAATTCCGTTTCCGTTACGTCCGCCTTTATTAACTGACTCTGCAAACGCTCCCGGTAATATGATGTCACCGTATGAATCAGGCTCACCATTAAATACCGATGCGTATCCGGTAAAAGCTCCGTCTTCTGTTATTGATTCTGCTTTGAATTCGAAGTCTATAGTATTTGATTTCACTACACGCCGTATAAATAACTTACACGTTATGTCAATAAAATTTTAAATTAATTATTTGTCGCACTGTACTTACATAGAGTATACAGGGGTGAATTATTATTGACAGATTAGCTATTATTTTATATTGTATATTTGAAGGAATAATTCATTGGTAATATGAAAGGAGTATTCTATGACACACAGTAAACTATTCTTTTTCTACATGATGACTGGTATAGTATTAAGACTATCTATTCCAGAAGGCAGTATTGTATATGATTGCTTGTATTATTTAGGGTGTAAAGCATGTTTAGATTTATTTGTGCATGGGGTAGAGAGATTGGAGGAATTAGTATGATAGATGAGAAAACGCCGAAGCGGGTATCCGATGTTGTGCGCCGTTCAGTCACGGCAAAAACTCAATTTAATACAGACAGATTAGAATTGAAAGAATACAGATATAAAAACGTAACGATTCGCACATGGAAGCGGTCTGATGGCAACTGGTCTATTGCTCCGTATTTATTCGCTATCCAAATGGACGGGGAACGAGAACGTCAATTCTCAGGAGTACCCAATTATTGCGAATCGAGACAAAAGGCATACATGAAAGCGCGTCATAGGGCGAAATGGTTAAGTGATGGGGTATGGGGAAAACATTACACATCTTCAAATAATACTATATTACCCGGAGTGTATACAGTGACCTAATGGCGCACAACGTTTGAAATTATGCGAATTTTTAATTGGTTGAGGGGTTAGGATATGACACAGACACGAGCGAAAAAGAATCTAAAAGAAGCTGAAGAACAATCAAAAATTGCATGCTTCAACGGTGATCTTGCTAACTATGAATATTGGACTGGTCAAGAATCTTTCTGGAGGGATTGGTTGAAGCAAAGAAGCATAAACCGCAATAAAAATAAGAAACAGTACAAAAAGGCGCACGGCCACACCCCGAAACCCGAACGCCCTGTTCGGGCGTGAGCGCATAATTTCTGTTATCGGATGCGAGCCGGTTAGAAAAAATAAAATATAATAAAAGAGGTATAAAATGCTTGAACTAATTGACACAGGGTCTGGTTATTACTGGTATTTGGATTATAGGTTTGATGACGATAGTGGTGGGCAATTTGCAGAATCATATCTATACGAAACTGACAAAGAAGCTATTGAAGCATTAATAAATAATAATATTACATGGCAAAGTAAAGAGAATTAAACACCGGATCGTTTCCGATAACGTTTTGCGGTTACCTGAAGTTTTCGCAAAGCGAAAATTTGCTACTAAAAAACAAGAGGAGAAAAAACTAAAATGGAACAGAACAAAGAACAACAAAACAGCCCGACCGAGCAAGGCGAGGGAGCAGATCAAGCCGTGTTATCTGATAGTTCGATGGCATGTAAAAACAAGACTGAGCGTTTTAATTTACTATGCAAAATATTAAATAAGCGTGGTTGGAGTTTGGTTGGTGTCGGTTGCGATACGTATGCCCTGGTAGATCAAAACGGATATGAAACTGACATGGTATTTTGGAGTGATCGGATAGAGATAAGAAACAGTAATTTAACCGGCACCGGATCTATTGTTTTTTACTTAGATAAATGTTATTACAGATTTTTAGAAAATAGTGGAAGGCTAACAATAGGAAATAGAGACGGCATTTTTATTATGATATAGCCATCGAATTTCAGATAACGTTGACGATATGAGACGTTCGAGCATAGCGAGAATGTGTGCGAAGCACCGAGCAGCCCGTCAGGGCGCGCAGCTCATATCGGCAGTTATCAGATGCGGCTGGCTGGACTAATAACATAGTCGAATAAAATTTTAGGAGATTACATGAAGAAGATAATCATGATTTTGGGATTAATGGCAATTACGTTATTGTCAACAAACTGCGGGCTATGGTCAAGAGCCACGGCAAAAATTACCGGTAATTCAGAAGAGTGTTTCCGTGGTGTAAAATATATTCAATTTACATCCGGGGCAACAGTCGCAGTTGATTTGAATGGTAAGCCATTGCCATGTGACTAAAACAAATTTTTATGACTGGCAGACGAACAATCTGCCAGCCGTTTCTGATAACTATAAGTATACGCATTGCTGACTAACCATTGGTAAACAAAGGATATGCGAACTTCGTATTAATTAGATATTACGACACATCAAGTATGATACAGCACTACACACCGGCAATTAACTATATTCCCAGCTGATCCATTAGTGTCACCAGGGTACATAAGCTTTTCACCACCTACGTCAAACGGCTCGTCCTGTGGCACACGCTGACCATTGGCAATATTATGATCTAACCTTGTACGTTCACCACCTGCTGCCATCCATTCCTTTTCTACTGTTATATTTAGTGACTTTATAGCTATATCAGTTGATGCATTAGCGGCAGAATGTGTCTCTGTTTTTGCAATAGTTATCGCTCGTTTAGGATTACTTATTTTACCCTCAGATCGAATAAAGGTTGCAATCTCTTTATTGGTCATGCCTTCTTCTTGCCCTTTAGCGATAAGCCCGGCGATTAGCTTCTTTGTAGTATCTGACGTATCTACTACACGTAAAGCTGCGTTGTACTGTATCCATGAAATAAGACGTTCTCTGTAAATATCAAATGGGTCTTTTTTACTTATTGATGAGTTAATTACATCGTCACCGAATACTTTACCTACCCGTAAATATTGAGTAGTTATTTCAAGATTAAATCTGGATAGCGTAGAGTCTACTATTGGGTCTGTTCGTAAATTACCATGTTCTACAGAACTCGCAGCTTGGCTGTATTGCATGTTAAAAAACTTACGTAGTTTTATTATGTATTGGCGCTCTAAATTATTAGAAAGTAATAAATGACGCTGTAAATATCTTTGCTTAGCTTGTTCGTCTGTTAGATTAAACATCTGGAGTTTGATCTATTGGAATTAAGTTTAATGGTTTATAAAGAGTATCCGCACCGGTTAAGTCAGAATAACCGCTGATGTTTCTTTTTTCGTTATCAGTAAGCCAGTCTATTCCTTTTAACATTTCAAACATCATTTGTTTTTTAGCCATCATC